TCCTGTGACTGTATGGAATATGACTTCTTATCCGTAAACTTGTTCTCTACCAGTAGGTCGATAGTACGGACATCGTTCTTGCGAACCCAGCCAGCGCCAGACATGACGTTTCTACTACCGTTGTACTTCTCCGCAGTACGCTCCTCCTGCGCCTTAGAGCGCCTGTGGATGTCAGTCACCTAAAGTACCCATCAGTTCTGCTCGGAGGGCCTCCTGAGCGCCCAGATCGGCTCTGAGAGCCTCTAGGACTCTCTCCTTGCCCTGCCACTTCTCGTCCTTGTATGAGTAGAACGCTCCGGCTCTGGTAATCACCTCGTAGGCAATGGCAATGTTGACCATGTCCTTGACTGTGTCGAAGTCCCCCATGTGTAACCCACCAGAGTCAGCAAAGTAGAAGTCCACCACGGCCTGCTGCTGCGGTCGGTATGTCTTGTTCTTGATAGTACGTCCCTTGATGGTCTGGCCTACGGTGACCTTCCCGTCCTTGAGCCACTCGTCCTTCTTCACCTCCACACGGGTGAAGTAGGAGAAGTTCTTAGCCAACCCGCCGGGGGTGGTGCGTGGGTCTCCCCACATCACCCCGATCTTCTGTCGCCACTGGTTGATGATGAGCCCGGTGCAGCCTCGGTCCTCATGGACCAGAGAGCGTCTCTGAGCCTTGGCAGACTTCCTAAAGAACTTACCGGTGAGGCGAGCACCCAGTCCAACGGTGAACTCATCCATACTCTTCGTGTACTCGGTCTCCGGCACTAATGCAGGCAGAGAGTCCAGCACAACACAGTCCACGGCTCGGTTGTCCATGGCCCTGATGATTAGGTCGTAGGCGTTCTCCATGAGGTTTGTCTCCACGACCCACAGACGGTCCAAGTCGACGCCAATGGACTCTGCGTACTCGGGGACATACTCTTCCGCAGCCACCCATAAAGCAATCCAATCGGGGTCCTTCGCTTGGTTTACAGCGATGGTCTTGTAGGCAACAGCAGTCTTTCCCGACGACTCATCACCCACTATCTCGGACCACTGGTTTACAGGCCATCCCCCACCCAGCATCATGTCAAAGGCCAGTATCCCGGTAGTGATACGAGGTAGTACCTCAGTAACCCTACTACCCTTGACGATTATGTCCTCACCGTGCTGCTTATTGATAGATTTAACTATCTCGTCAATACTTTCGTACTTCGTGTCAGTGCTCAACTCGTAGTGTTCCTTCTAGTAGTGTCTTACGACTAGGATCAAGAGATCCAGTTTGCTTCCAACCCCTGATCATAGATCCCGTTCCATCCGCACTCATAGCAGCGCGGGGCGGGGGCATTACCGTTAATACCAGCACCTGCCCCCTTAGCCATCCGAGAGAACACGTTACCACTCCCACACTCCGGGCAGGTGTTATTCCCTTCCTTGCGAGCCGCTTCCCCACCCTTCCAGTTGCGTATTGCTTCACCAATAGTCGTCTGGCCCTTGGGGTCACCTCTGTGTTCAGTATCTACCGCCGCCGCCTGAGCCATGTACTGAGCCTGTGGAGTGGGTTGGGTCGTCAGAGGGACGCCCTGAGGTGTGGGAGGCGTAAAGCGCAAAGTAGGAGTGCTGCCCTCACGAGGAGGGGCTGGAGGGACTACTGCCCTACCAGCCAAACGATCTGACCACCAATCACTCATATCCTAAACTTCTCCCGACTTTAGTAGATCCCTTACCTCAATGAGGTCCTCATCCAGCAACTTCGACACGGAGGATACCATACACCCAAGGAGAGTGTTGTAGGTGGATTCCTTAATCTGTTGGTGTATACGCTTAAGTTCGGCGTAGGTGAGGTGGTTGAAGTCCATGGTGAACTCCGTGGGGCCATCTTCTTCGCTATAGAAATCATCTTCGGATTCGGAGGGGTCCATGTCTATACCGATAGTTACAATGTCTGTGTCTTCCGCTTCACTGGGTAGCATTTCGTCGGCAACCATCACGTCAGCCATCCAATCTGCTGCTTCTGATAGGGAGTCCACGATACCGTAGTCGGTGAGAATGGCCCAACTGCGAAGAACATCCCTCTCCTCCTCCTCGTAGACATCCGCTGAAGACGGATAGAACCCCCTATGGGTAGCGATGTTCTGACCGTCAGGAGGTGACAGCATCAGATAAAAGTTACGCTTGGAAGTAGCCAGTACATTATCGCAGTCCATTAACCCTTTGCCTCCGACCATGTCGATCCAGAATGAGCAGAAACCACTAGCGGAACATCATGTAGAGTTATGCCGTGGCCCATCGCTTCGATAATAACCTCTGAATAATAGTCTACCTGATCTTTGTCAGGCACGCTAACAACCAACTCGTCATGCACCTGCACTAGCACCTTTCCACCGAACTCAGCGACCGCAGGGTGTACCTTTATCATGGCCTTCTTACAGATGTCCGAGGCGCTGCCTTGAACCACTGCATTGACGGCCTGCCTTTCGGCCCGTGAGCGAAGGTCGTCCTTAGATGAGTTTATGTCTGGAAGCCTCCTCCTACGGCCAGAGATCGTTGTCACATGACCATCACGCTTGGCCCTAGCCACGACCAAGGACTTCCACTTACCTAGAACACTAAACTGTTCGTAGTACTGGCTGATAATACTCTTGGCCTTACTTAGTGTGATGCCGGTAGTAGCGGACAACTTACCTGCCCCTCCACCATAGGCGGTAAGGAAGTTAGCAGCCTTTCCGATCTGCCTCTCCTCACCAGACACCTCAGCGGGGTCCTTATCGAACAGTAGTCCCGCAGCGCCAGCATGAATGTCAATCCCGGTAGTGAAGATTTCCATCATATTCGGGTCCTTGCTAAACATGGCCATGACCCTAAGTTCAATCTGATCGTAGTCAGCAACCACAAGGTGACAACCGTCGTCGGCACGAAACAGCCCACGCACGCTGGTGTCCCGTGGGACGTTTTGCAGATTGGGATCAGAAGAAGACAATCTACCTGTAGCAGTCCTGTGTAGGTGGAAGTTAGGGTGCAACCTGCCGTTGTTCACCCTTTCCGTCAGACCATCCACATAGGTGGACTTCAACTTCTTGTACTCTGCCCAGTCCAAGAACAGGGGAATAACCTTATTCCTGTGGGAGATCGCTTTGAGGGCCTCGTTGTCTACTGAAGCCTGACCCTTATCCGTCTTCTTCTGTGGCTTCAAACCTAGCCCACCCTCAGACTTCTTCCCGAACAGGAACATCCTCTTGTCCTTGACGGAATCTGGGTTGAACCCGGGGTAGGTGGAGGCAATGATCTCTGTGTAGATATCCGCCATCTTGGCGTCCAGTTCCTTACCAAGTAAGGTTAGGCCGTTTGCGTCAATGGCCATGCCAACGTCCTCCATGGCCATGAGTACCGACAGGACCTTGGTGTCCTGATCGAACACATTAAGAAGACTGGTGTCCCTATTGATGCGTTTCATCAGGTTCTGGTAGAGCAGCCATGTCCACCTAGCATCTAAGTGAACGTACTCACAGGCCACCGAGAATGGAGTGGTAGAGATGACTGCACCCACCTTACCGTGCTTCGCATACGGATCGTGCTTGTTGAAAGTCTCGCTGATCAGTGACGTAAGGCGAAAGGATGAAATGTTCTCGTCAAGCACGTGCTGTGCCAGCATGGTGTCATGCAATGGTCCAGTCGGTATCTCACCGTAGTACTTGGAAATGGATCTGGCGTCGAACTTGACGTTGTGGCCGACCTTGATAAGGGCGTCATCAAAGAAGATGGGACGCAAGGTATTGAACACCTCTGTCCTATTCAACTGATCAGGAGGATCAGAGAACGTGGCGGGCACGGCGTACCTAGCCTTGGCCATGGATTCCTGTCCACTCTTGAGGATCTTACGGTAACCGGTAGGGGGGACTGTGGACCCATCCCCTCGGTCCTCTGGTGTCAGGACTTCACCACAGGGGTGACCCACAGGTATCGCCCATGATCTACCGTTGGTGGCCAACCCGATCCATATTATTTCGTTGCGCTTCGGGTCCAGAGCGATGGTCTTAGTCATCGCCTGTTCTTTGGCTTCTCTGGACCTCTTGATGTTGGTCTCGTTCTGTACAACGAGGCCCTCTACGTGGGAAGCCACCTGCTGGTCTACCCGACTGAAGAGGTCGGGGTGGTGTTCAAGCACCCCGACCGTCTCCACATCGAATGCGAATGCTCCCTGAGACTGTATCTCAGAGACCAACTCACTGACCTCCGACAAGGAGGACACGTGGTGGGGGCCGGAGCCAAGGAGAGAGGTCACAGCCCGACCCCCACCAGTGCCTTCAGCCTGCTCCAATGTCTTCGTTGACAAGGGCGACCATTTCCTCGTAGGTGGACACCCGGATGATGTCAGCGTCGTAAGCCTTGCTCAGAGAGCGTTCCAGAGAGTCCTCAGACAACTCCTCCATACCCCACTCGTCTGAAAGGTCTCGTGCCTTGATGAGTAGATGGTTGTACTGGGTCTGTGGTCCAGTACCAGAGCGACTGATGGCCCAGTAGTGCTTTGACAGGGGACCCTGCCGCTCGTCCTCGTTGAAGTTTCTCAGCGTGGCGATGACACGGGTACCTGCTTCGTAGGAGCGCAATGCTGGCTCCTCACCACGCTCCATCAGGAGCGCATTGAAGGCGAACAGGGGACGGGGGCGATTGCCTGCGTCACACAGGGGGCACCCACGGTCGTCCAGACCTTCACGGCACACGAAGGACTTCTGCCCAGTCCGGTTGACCCAGTGCTGCCTCCACGATGCGTAAGGAGCATCCTGAAGAAACTTGATGAGGACCGGGTCTGGTCCGGTCTTAAGGCGAACGGCATAGTTGGCGTCCTCCTGTTTGATCATGTCCACAGCGCCCCACCCTGATCGGACGATCTTGCGAGTCTCCGGTGCAGGTGCTGCTTCTTCGGCTACTTCATAATCCAGTGGCATATCGTATCTCTTCTCTGTCGTTACACCGGCCAGTTACTGGCGGTGTGTTCCTTAAAGCCGACCCAGTCGGCCTTCTTACTGATGTTGAGGTTATACGCCTCAACCGCCAAAAGCAAGAACTCTACCTGCTCCCGGCTATACAGGCGACGACCCTTAGGCTCGCCTGACAACTGCTCCCCACGGGGAGGGGGTGTCCTGTAGTTGGCCTGAGGTATCCACCCATTACGTTCCCACATACGAATAGTGACTGGCTTCCTGCCCAGAACCTTGGCCAGTTCTCCGATGGGGTAGAACGTCCTAAGTTCCCCACCCACACGGTACACCTTGCCACGTCGGAGGTCGTCCGCTCCAAGGATGGTGTCCTGACTAGGGCTATCTTCCCGATTTCGCGGGGGGGTACTACCCGGATAATCAGGAATATCAGACAACTTACCTGCGTCGTCGTCGTCAGTGAGGTAGGAGTGGTCCCGGTTCATTAGGTCGTGGAAGTAGTCCTTCGCCTTAGAACTCATGCCTTAAATGCCCATGTCTCTCGTTCATAGTAGAACCCGTTCACGATGTCCCTAATGTCAGGATGGTCCCATGCTAGTCCAAGAACCTTGTCCTCCACAAGCACCTCCACCACCTCGCTGACCTTCTCCCACAGACCCTGCTCCTTGGCCCACTCTTCACAGGCCTCTGAGTCGAAGATGGTACTGACCCGACGCTCCCTCTTCAGTTTGTAGTCACCCACCTCAAACCAACGGTGTCCATTCTCCCCTTCGTACCCACGTTCATCCACTAGTTCTATCAGTTGAGACTTTAACCCATCAGCGCGCTTCCT